TAATAAATCATCCACAAAAAACCTTACTTTTTCCGCATAATGCCTTGCCTCAATTGATTTTCGAATCCATCCAATTTTTTTTGCAGTTGATATAGTCCGAAAAGTCATATACTGACTTTGAGTTGCCTTTTCATATGTCTTTTCTAAACGAACCATTCCGGCATAAATATCTGTAACATGGTGTTCTTTCAATTTAGGGGCATATCCAGCAGCCAATTTATCCCCCCAAGTAGTTTTGTAAAAAGTTGATATTCTTTCAGTAGTACTTGCACCAAGCTGTTTAGCGTCTTTAAGAATTGACCGTCCTAATTTCTTTGCTTCTTTTATGCCCAACATTCCTTGATATGCTGATCCCATTGCCTGCCCTACAACACTTCTACTATTAGGTCCTGTATGTCGAAAAGGAATGGCTCGATAGAATTCCCCTCTTTTACTAGGATGTTTTCCCCTATTCCCTAAAGGAACTACTGGAACATTGGGGCCTAGTAATGTATCCCGCATATCTAATTCGGGATCACCATCTTCTAATAGATGAGGTAATTCCCCTACAAGAGATATTGTCCAAGTTCCTTTTCTTCCTTTTATATCAATTGGCTGTATCCCCCGTAAATAATCCAATTTTAAATGACTATCATCCTCTTTGGCAATTTTAATCCAATGATTTCTAGCAGACTGTACAACATTATCTAATATTTTAGACATTACGTCTTTCGTTAAAAGCGCCAATTTATCTACTGTAAAATTTCCTTTTTCTATTCTATAGTCCATAATTATACCAAAAACTCATAAAGCACTAAGGCTTGTGTTGGTAAATCAATTGGATCTCCAGTAGGAGTTTTAGGGCTAGGTGTTTTTAATAACTTAGAAGTCATTCTTATGCTATGAGGATGATCAATAACTAGCCAAGTAGGGTAACATAAATAATGTAACGTTAATCTAGTTCCTATAACTGGAGGAGTAACTAGCCATGAAATGTTCCCTTCTGTAGTTATTTCAAAATCTATGGATAATACATAGATAGTACTAATAGACCTTAATAAATTAATTTCTATAATTGGATAACGAGGGATAATAGAAGTAGTCCCATCTGCAACCTTAGTTTCGGTATATGGTATATTGCAATCTAAACCAACTATTCTATCTAAATACCCGACCTTATTTTCAGGACGAACGGTTAACCGCATAGACCCATCAACCCAATTACTTATTTTATCAAGGTTTTCTTTTTTATTAGCAATATTTGTAATCAATCCCCTTATAACCATTGCACTAGATGAAGTTATTATATTCTCTTGTAATTCTGAAAATATGTAAGAAGATAGATCTTGAGTACTTCCTCCAAAATAAAAAACACCTTTACCTTTACACAATGCACAATTAGGATCAACCTGATCTGAAACATCGGTCTTACATGGGCATATAGTGGCCCTGGTCCATGCTAATAAATAACCTTTGGACTCGATGACTAAGTCAAATTGTTTATTCCTAAAGTCAACTCGCTGTCCATTTTGTTTTACACCTGAAGGTACACCTATTATTGGAGCAACCATTACACTGCCACCATTCTAAGGCCTTTGTAATACCTTCTTAATTCAGGAATTACTTCCTTAATCTCCCTACTGTATTGAAGTATCCTTGCACCATACCCAGCATTGGTAGCGCTACTGGTTGTATTAATCATTTGGGATAAACCATCTATGCTCAATGACTGGGATGCAATTCCGGCCCCACCAATTAAATCTCCAGCAATATTCAATGGGCCAAAACTAGCTATCTTACCAATTAAATCTTTAATATCATCGGGAACAGGATCTAATCCAGCAGTATACGTAACTCTAAAAAAATCAGGAATAGCCCTAGTATATAATTGATAATAAGGCAATACTCCAAAAGATGAGTTTGAGAATATAAAAGCGTAATTACTATTTAAATTAGGAACTACTTGTAATTGACCACTATCTTTATGAAGATGTACGTCATCTAAATCTACAGTAAGGATAATATTATTAGTAGGAAATTCCAAAGTCATACCCTCTATTGATATAACAGGATATTCATATAAGAATAAATACATAAAGTTAAGAAATTCTTCTCTTATATAATCATGCGGCTCCCTAGTAACGGTAATCGGAAGTAATCTAATATCTAAAGTTTTTTCCAAACGTGCTACAGCACTTTTTATATAATGTTCGTATAGGCTATCTGGAAATGGATTTCCTGAATCATCCGTCAAATCCAAACCAAATAAATATATTTCCTTTAATTCCTCTACTGTAATAATAGATAGCGCAAGAGCAGTTCCTCCGGAAATAGGATTAGAAGCGGTACTTTCATTACTCGTAGAGGAGTTAAAAAAGGTTACTTTATAATAATAAGAAGCATCCCCTCCAACATCGTCAAAATAATATTCAGTTGTATCAGATATAAGGTCAACCCTAGTACTTGGGATAGTTATCTCAGAATATGTGCCACTTGATCCAGTAGTACTTCGATACACTTTTTGCGTATCAAATTGAGTTAATACATTATCTAATTCTTCAACTCTCCATTTTATTTTTATAGTAGCCATACTTTATCCTCTAGGTATCGGTCTCAAATCCTTTATGATAGTAATATCTGGTTTTAAATCAATTGCTATTTTTACTTTAGGCCCAGAAGAAGTAGGAATCACGCTAGATCCACCTCCTAAAATAATCTTTATTGTTTGGAATTTATTACTAAGTAATAGCATTTATGCCACCGATAGTCCTAAATTTGCCTCATAACTATTAACGCCCCTAACAACTACAATATTCAAATAATAAGGAGATGATTCCGTTAAAACGCTACTAGATACAGAAAATTTAAAAACACCTTCATCAGTATCAATTAGAACAGTTCCTAAATCACTAATCAAATTGCCCGACAAATCATATATCTGAAGGGAAATTGAATCTACATCCTTTAATACCTCACCATTTTCTTCTACCCATAAACCTAATTCTATAATAGTTCCTTTATCCGCAGCAACATATTGGAAATCTATATTATTAGAATTATTAGATGTAACCACAATTAAATCTTCTAATACTGATACGACTACTCCAGAATCGTCAATCAAACTAAATTCAATTAAATATTGCCCAATAGTCAACGCTACTGGGGACCATTCATATATCCATTTTCCATCAGATATTTCAGATAAAGATGTTGGTTCTAATATATTACTTTCCACTCCCCCATCAATGCTATATACTTTAACCGTGCCACTCACTACATTAGCATTAGGGGTACCGTCATAATTTTTCGCTAATACCCACAATAAAATTATTTCCTGGTTTACATCTATTTGCATATTAAAATCCTATACTAAGCATAATACTATTATTAGCATAACTTGAAGCTTCTATAGGCTCAACCGCACCTATGTAGGAAGGATAAGACCCGTCTTTACCAGCAGTTAAATAGTCTAAATTAGTTGGGGCCCACCCCCCTTTTATATAAGAAACTAAATTACTTACAGTTCCATTTTCATTATAATCAGCATCATTAGGATCGTTTTGCGCTATCAATGCATTAATAGCGTCAACTCTTTGATCAGCTTCAGTTCCGGATAAAGATCCTAAGGTATCTACTGACCATTTAGCTAAATCCCTTGAAGAATCATTGAAAACAGGATTATCATTTAAATCATTTGAACCTGGAGTTACTAGAAATTTAGAAGCATCCTCGTATGGTGTAGTTAAATTTTGAGCACTATTATAATCAGCATCATCGTACACATCTTCAACAGAACCTCCTCCGCTAAAACTAGTTAAACGTTGGCCATTTGGGCCATATGATAAATTATTATAAAAAGCAGATACTAAACTTATATTTCCTAAATCTTCGACATTAGCACCTGTATAAAAAGTATTATTATATATGACGACATCATTATAACTATCTGCCCATAAACTAGCCAGTGTTCCACTTTGGCGATTATTTGCATTAGGTAATTCAATATTATGGTGAATAGTTGTTGTATAGCCAGTAGACCCCCCTCCCGTTGCTAATAAACAATCCCCTACGTCACTAACCCAATCTGATCCATATTCAAAAATATTCCCATCGAATTCGGTAGAAATATCAGGAGTAACGAACATAAAATGCGGATTATCACCAGTAGGATAATAATAAAAATTATCTTTTACTAAATTAAATACCGCACCATTTAAACCACTCCCTCCGGTTGGAATTAATATACTATTCTTCAAAGTACCTTTATTCACTCCATCCCCATTGGTACCATTTATTATTACAAAACCATCCCACGTCACATTACCACTCCAGTATAATTCACTAACGCAAATAATATTTTTAACATTTCTACTACCAGTAGTCACGTCATCAAAAAATAAATATACAGTTGTACTAGGATTTAAAAATGAACAATTTGTCATTATAAAATCCTTATCACCTGGAATATTTGGAAGTGGCCATAAATTATCACCAAGACTATTAGCATCAAATATCCAATGATTTATTTGACATTCATTCCCAATAACAGCTCCTGTTATATTTTTAAAACGACAGTAATTACCATACCATGACTCACAGTAATACCACCAATCTCCGGGATTACCGGCTTGAAAATAAACACTTTGTGCACTTTGATTATCTACCTCACAAAAATTAGAAACAATTCCGTTTACAGTGAATGTACCCTGTATACCATCACCATTTCCAACAGATAGTTTATGATTATTAGTTAAACCAGAATGAAAAACAATCTTAGACCCTCCACTCGTTGTGGCCAACGTAATAAACGAACCATTACCCCCGGAAATAAAAGACCCTTTAATCGTGACAATTACGCCATCGGATATTATAAATCCGCCAGAATCATTTGCTGTAGACGTAGGCCCTCTGATAGCAGCACTATACGCGGCACCATTATCACCAATAGTAATCGATTGATCAATAGTTATTACATGATCAACTGCGCGTACGGCAATATCTCCATCTCCAGGAGGAGACCCACCAACCCATGTAGATCCAGAAGACCAATTACCAGATTGAAATGACGTAATAGTTGCCATATATTAACTCGCTAATATCTGCGGCATATCGGAAGATAATCCATACCAGTCTACTCCATCATAAAATAAACCGATAAATGTTCTATCATTAATTGTTGTGCCAAAAGTTAAATCACCATACAGGCCATGGGTTCCTTCAGTAACCCAGGTAATAGACGTCGTAGGAGTAGTACTACCTTGCTTTAATATTAAAACAAAGTTACCTAACCCAAGTGGGGCATTTAACTGAATGGTCAAAGATGCTTGATCGTCTAAATCAGCAATTATTTTTTGATCTACATCAAATTCACAAGTAATAGTTCCGCCACTTGGAGTCACTGTTCCTATATCATTGAATGTAATAGTTTGGGCATTTGTAATATTATGATTATTAACATTCATATCCCCAGTATCATTAATGGTAACATTGCTATTCTGAATTAATTTCCCCGTAGTAGCATCAAATCTAGCTATTGCATTATCAGTAGAGGAAGAAGGACCAAACACATCTCCTACACTTCCATCTGAAATAGCGGAATTCAGTTGTGCTAAAGTACCACTTCCTATATTAGCTATACTAGTACTATGTGGATTAGATGTACTGGACAAATGGGAATCAATTGTACTATGAGGATTAGATCCTATATCATTTAAAATAGTATGAGAAATAGCTGATAGCGTAATATATTTTTTATTACTACTATCAGCACTATCTTCTAATAATATTACGTCACCGGATATAGGCGTAACCTTACTAGAAAAAGAAGAAAAATCACTGGCACTTCTTTTTAATTGTGCATCATTAGTAACATTTCCTAAGCTTACTTGAGTTTTTGTAACTACATGCGGATTAGAAGTACTGGATAAATGGGTATCAATAGTAGCGTGACTATTAGATCCTATATCTTGAAGTAATGTATGACTAATAGAACCAATAGAATAATGTATAGTACTATCGCCTAAATGGGTGTCTATTACACTATGTGCATTGCTTCCTATATCATTTAAAATAGTATGAGAAATAGAAGATATAGTACTGTACTTTTTATTTGTACTATCCGCACTATCCTCTAATAGTATTACATCCCCGCCTATAGGAGTTACCTTAGAAGTAAAAGATGCAAAATCCCCTGCGCCCCTTTTCAACTGAGCGTCATTAGTAACGTTGCTTAATCCTACTTGTGCTTTAGTCACTGTATGTGGATTAGAAGTACTAGATAAATGAGTATCGATCACACTATGTGAATTAGATCCTATGTTCTGAATAGAAGTATGATCAATAGAAGCTTGTGTATAGTGCACAGTGCTATCTGAAATATGGGAATCAATGGTGCTATGGGAATTAGATCCTATATCCCCTAAAATAGTATGGGAAATAGATCCTATAGTTATTTTCTTTTTATTATACGAATCTTCACTGTCTTCAACCAAAATAATATCACCGGACACAGAAGATACTTTTAATGTAAATAAATTAAAATCACCTAAACTTCTCTTTAGTTGAGAATCATCTGTAACGCTTCCTAAACCAACCTGTGTTTTAGTAACAGTATGTGGGTTAGACGTATTACTTATATGACTGTCTAAATTAGATCCATCTGTACCTATATTTCTACCATTCACTAACCCTGAAGTAATTGTTCCAGTGGTGTTTAAATTCCCAGAATCATCAATAGTAACACTGCTATTCTGAATTAATTTACCAGTGGTTGTATTAAATCTAGAGATAGCGTTATCTGTAGACAATGCAGGACCTACTACATCTCCGGCCCCTCCTCCAGGAGGTTCACTTAATAAATCCCAAGATGATATACCACTATTCCAACTATAAAGACGATGTGCTGTAAACTCAGATGTTCCCCCAGATAAAGCCAATACAACATTGATAAATAATTCAGTAAAAGGAACTATTTCTATCCAAGAAATACCATTATCATAGTACAAATAATTTAAAGTATAGATACCTCCTTCAGTAGTACAAATAAAAATTCTGTCTTGTGTTCCAGGAGATGGAGGACTACTGCCATCTATTTGACCACTTACAATTTTATATCGATTATCTTTAATAGAATAGAATTGTGCATTAGGCATTTAATCCTCCCATATTATAAAAGAATAGAACTGTACATTTAATTTAAACGTACAGCCGCTATTAATTCAACGGTAGAAGATCCACCACTACCTTTTAGCCAAATTTTTTGAATTTCTAAAGGAGCTTCAAAAGGAGCAGAAGTAGTCACAGTCAGATAATTAACTCCAGCTGTATAATCATCCTCAGTGAAATATATTAAACAAGGATTTGTAGTAGCAGTAATATGGATCCATTTAGTATAGCCTCGAATATCATGCACCCTACCTGTAGTGTCAATGACATCATTAAAGATATGAGGTCGCCCACTTCTTGTAAAAAGTAAGCTCATTAGTCGACCTTCTGTCCATCAAGTTGACCGACAACAATAATATCCAATACATCATCGACATCTGGTCCAGTAATAACAAACCCCGTAGCAGTTTTAGTGCCTACTGTAGCTGGGTCTGCTATATCTGTATGATTCTGTACAAGTACTTGATAACTTGCAGTAGCCATATTAGACAATCCTTGAGCAAGAAAAGTAATCACTCCTCCAGATACCATAGTGTAGGTTAATCCCTGAATACCTATGCCCGGACTATTTGACGCACACACGTAATCAATGCCATGCTTATTAAAAACTGGATCATAATCTTTAAACTTTTCCATATTACTCTCCTAGAGATATTTGCTGAGCCAGTTCCACTAACTCAGATTTTTTAGCCTTT